GGACATCTAATTAAAGACATAAGGCACTACTAATATTAAGCATTCATAATACTATCAATAGTATCATTAAGATAATCGCCATTATTATCACATATAGTTAAAGTAGGCGATAAAGGATTACCTTTGGTAGATAGTTTAGGATTACCATTATCATATACATTAGATGCATAGTATAGTTTGAAATCACTGCTATCTAGTGTAGACTCATACTTTGCTAATTCAGAGTCTGTTAATTGCTTAGATAATGTTAATACAATGTTATCTTTGGAAGATGCTTTAATCCAAGTTAGATTACTATCTTCTTTCAAAGTTCCAATGATAGTTTTACAATTATCTTTTACTGATTCAAATTTACCTATTAATAATTCAATTACTTCTTTCATTATTTATTCCTTTTTATTTATTGTTTGTTAATATGCTATCATAGCGAAGCGTCAAGGGGCAAAGCAGCCCAAGAGCAAGAATTTAACTGCCTTTCAACCCGGGGGGAGCGATTCGTTGACGTTTTTTTCAACGAAAAAGCGACCCCAAGGCAGTTAAATCGCAGCGGTGGGGTGTCGTATATATCACGTGCACGCATTCTACGGTAATTTTTTTGAAAGGGTTATTTTTTAACGTGTTTGTGTGCAAAATAGCTGGTAAAAGGGGGGCCTCTATATCGCAAGGGGTGATTTTTATTTGTGAGACGCTTTAGGTAGTAGCTACTGTAAGTAGCGTTGGTATTAATTATATAATATCAACACGTTCAAAAGCTTATTTTAAGTAGCGGCTGTAAGTAGCTACTGTTAGTAGCGTAGCAATTTACGGTATATTATACGTAAAAATCAAGCTTTTTTTTATTGTTTTGCATATTATTTTAGTATTATATTTAAAAATGACAAAATTAGAGGATATTATACATTCAGTGGTATATGATATGATAGCACGTAATTCAGGCGTTAATATGCCCTTTATAGTGGCTAATAACGAATATTCTAAGATACCTGACCCTAGTATTGTAGATGCGAAAGAGATAGCATTAAGGGATATGGTAGAAAGTAAAGAGTTTTTACACCCAGAACTGATTGATAGTGAGTAATGGGATACAGCTACTTACATTACGTGAATGGGCTCGTAAATATGGGGTAAGCAACCCGTATGATGATAGTGAGTATGACTATATTACGGCGTATAAGCGCAATATTAGCCCTGATAGTAACGGTAAATGGCCAAGATTGGAGAAAGATGGCAGATAAAACGATAACAACAATGGATATACAAAAGGCGGCTGCTAATTTAGCGCCTCATTCTGCTGAAATGGATAGTGTATACAGTTCATTGTTTGGTTCAGCTCCTGCGGGAGAGTATATTACAAATATCATTGGAAAAGAAACACATTATGGTATGCCTACGTCTGGTTATAGTCCAGATAATACATATTCAATGGGTTTAAGCCAGGTAGACCCTATTAAGTATCAAGACCTTTTAAATGATTATAATGCTATATTGTATAATGAAGAAACAAAAAAGCATCATAGAAGTGGTAGATATCATAAAGTGAATAAGATTAATGAATATATGCAATCTCAACCTGGGTATGAAGATTGGGATATGACTAAGCTTGCAACTATAAAGGATGGTAAATATACTGGATTCTCTAAACATGCAAAAGACCCTAGGACAGCTTATATGTTAACACGTATGCTTCTTATGAAAGATAAAGGGGCTATACCAGTCAGTTTAGATGAACAGGCTAATACATGGGATAAGATGTGGAATAGGAATCCAGAAGCTGGCTTTCCTCATGAATTTATAAAAATATATCAAGACTATAGAGCAAATCCTGTAGATGCTACAATGGATAATTATAATAAAGTTAATGGTGCCTATACTCAATGATAGAGCTATTTGAAATACTAGGTAAAGGAACGTTATTTATCATGTCGGTGATAATGTTTGCTACTATTGCTTATTTATTAGTAATGGATTGGGAGAACTGGGATTGAACAAAGAAAAGTACATGTTCTCCAAGCCAAAATATAAGAATGAGGCTGGTAAGGGTGGTTTACCACGTTTCTACGCTGATAAAGAGTACAAAGAGAATTATGATAAGATTTTTAGAAAAAAGAAGAGTTAGATGATAGAATATATATACGTAGACTCAGATTACTGGGTATCAACATATAAATACTGGAACGAGGAGTAATATAATGAGAAAGGAATTATATTATGGAATGTTTAAGTATAATAATAATTATTTTATTGTTTTGGGCGCTTTATAGGTCTACATAATGTATATCATTAAAATAAAGCATAGAGGAGATAAGGAAGAGACTCATTATCCGATTTACAGGGAACAAGAGGCAAAAGAACGTAATATCACGTATAAACCGTGGAAAGATGCTGATGTTGGGGATAATGCCCTATCTGATGATGGATACGTGGCGAATGTACTTTCTCGTAGGGAGTACACTGATAATTCAGGCCGTAAGAATATTTACATGAGATTTCCTTTTGGTTATACGTTTTTTAGTCCTAAACACAAAACTAAACCTTTATATGCTAAAGGGCGGAAAACTAATGTGACTATGACTGGGAAACCTTATATACAGGTTCAGTCTAAGCAGAATAAGATGAAAGCACTTGCAATGATGTTTGCATTAAAGCCTGATTATGACCAGGCTATAGAATGGGCATTAGGAGAGGTTAATGATTCTCAGAAGCGTAAGTGGAAGAGAACAATGAAAACGGAGACATTTCAAGGTATGGTAAGAGACGAACTATCAAAAAGATTAACAGACCATGGCATGGATGAAGACTTTACGTTAGACTTACTTAAAGAAGCAATAGAGTTAGCACGTAATAAAAAGGAAACTACTAATCTTTTAAAAGCAGTTGAGAATCTTCAAGATATGCATGGTATGAAAGAAAAGCATTTACTTAAGACTACTGATAAGATTGAGGCTTTTTCTAGTGTTAAACTGATTGATGAGCTGAAAGAAGAAGAAAAGAGCTTTATAGCACAAAGAACTCAGATTGAAGAGAAGAAAGAAGATTCTGACGAATAATGGATTTTGAAGAAAAGTATGCTCAATTAGAAGCACTAAAGAAGATGCGGAAAAATATGGCACTATTTGGAAGATACTGCTTCCCGACAGCCCTCCGCAAACAAACACCACCGTTCCATCATGAGGTGTATGCTTCTTTAAAAGATGACGACACAAGAAGAGTGTTAATAGCTGCTCCTAGGGGAACGGCGAAGAGTACTGTTACCACTCTTATTTATCCATTATGGAAAACTGCGTTTAAAGCTTCTAGTGAAGATTTGTTTATAGTTATTATATCAGAGTCACAGGCTCAGTCAATTAACTTCTTATCACGTATTAAATATCATTTGATACATTCAGACAAGTTTAGAGGAATATTTGGAGATTTGGGACCAGCTACTGCACAAAGATGGACTAATACTGATGTAGTATTAGCTAATGGTACTAGGATAATAGCTGTAGGTACAGGACAAAGAGTACGTGGTTTTATTGAAGGAGATACAAGGCCTAATTTAATTATAGTTGATGACTTTGAGTCAGAACTTAATGCATACACTCCAGAAGCACGTGCTAAAAATAGAAAGTGGATGACAGAAGCGGTTATACCATCTTTATCTGATGAAGGTAAAATATGTATGATTGGTACTGTTATTTCAGAAGATTGCTTTTTATACTGGGCAAAGGATAGTAGTGCATGGAAAACATTATGGTACTCTATATGGGATGATGACCAAAAGTCTATATGGCCAGAGCGATTTCCAAAAGAACGTATTCTAGAGATTAAAGACGAGTTTGCCTCTGTAGGCAATCTTAATGGATTCTATCAAGAGTATATGAATATAGCTCAGTCTCCTGATGATGCTCCATTTAAACCTGAATGGATTAAAATGCATCATTATAAATTTGAGCGAAGAGGAGGGCAAGGATGTTTAATACAGGAGTTACACGATGATAATAAAGAAAAGGTTATACCAGTTGATGTGTATTGTGGGGTTGACCCTGCTAGCTCTCTATCAAGGCGCGCTGACTTTTTTGTCATTGCTACCATTGCTGTTGATGGTGATAATAGAAAGTATCTTATCGATTGTGTGCAAAAGCGTATCTCTCCTGCGGAACAGCCTAATGAAATTATATCTGTTTATAAGAAATTCAGGCCTAAAAGAATGAAAATAGAGACAGTCGGATATCAAGAAGCGCTAAGGACTGCTACTAAACAATTGATGCAAGAGGAGAATTTATTTATTCCAGGACTAGAAAAAGGCGTTAAACCAAGAAATGCGAAATCAGAACGTTTACTTTCATTAGTCCCAATATTTGCAAAAGGAGATTTCTACTTTAGGCCTGAAGATTTAAATGCACAGCAAGAGTTCTTATCATATCCAAAAGGTAAGCATGATGATATTATGGATGCAGTATGGACTGCTTTAGATGGCCATAAGGCCTGTAGAGTGAAAAAATATGTAGAAAATGATGAAAAAAGTGGATTAATTAAAAAAATACTTGACTGGAAGTTAATGTAGGAGTTAGATTACGCGATATGCCTAATGAAAAAAATACAAAAAATAGTTATGCACAGTTAACAGACGAAGAAGCTGTTCAGAAGGTCCATGACCTATTTCGTACTTATTCTAAAAATAGAGAAACTTGGGCAAATCATGCACAAGAAGATAGAGAATTTAGATTAGGTAGACAATGGACTCAAGAGCAGAAAGACGTTCTTGAATCTAGAGGTCAAGCTCCTATTGTCGTTAATCGTATACATCCTGCTGTAGAAACAGCTAAAGCTATGATTACAGCTAATCGACCTAGCTTTAGAGTGGCTGCAAGAGAAGATTCAGATAATAAAGTAGCACAGACTCTAAGTGCTTTATTGTCATATATGTATGATATATCAGATGGACGTTCTGTAATAAGAGATGTAGTAGACGATTATTACGTAACTGGCTTGGGCTATATTCACGTTTACCAAGACCCGATGATGGATATGGGCAAAGGAGAGGTATGCATGCATAGTATAGACCCTCTTGATGTTTACGTCGACCCCAATTCTAGGAGTCGATTTTTTGATGATGCTGAGAATATTATAATATCTCGGTTTTTTACACGTGACCAAGCCAAAAAATTATACCCTATTTATGAAAATGCAATCGATAATGCTGAATCTGATAGATTTAGTGATAGACCTACAACAGATAGAGCTGATGATGGCGAAACTATATTTCCTGAAGATACAGAGACTCAAACAGAATGGGGTACATTTGGTGAGAATGATGAATATGTTCGTGGTTATGAATGGTATTCAAAAGAATTAGTAACAAAATTTAGAATTTTTGAATCTTTTAACGGGTTTGAAGATTTATTAAACCAAGAGGATTTTAATCAGTATATTGCTCAGCCAGCTTGGATTATTAATGGCCAGCCTGTAACAGACCCTAATCAAGCTCAGCAATTAATAGCTCAAATACAACAGCAAATATTAATAGAATATCAAGCTACGCTTGAGGCTGATACTGCAGAAGGTATGTCCCCTGAAGATATTCCTGAACCTCCAAAGCCAGACGTTCAAGAAATTGATTATCAGCAATTAATTTTACAAGGCTTAATTGAAGTAGCTCAAGTACAAGTATCACGTGTTCATCAATGTGTAGTTGTTGGTAATAAGAAATTATATAGTAGAATATTGCCTACTGAGTATTATCCTATAGTGCCATTTTGCAATATTCATACTAGAACACCATTCCCTGTATCTGATGTAAGAATGGTTAAGAATATGCAAGAGTATATTAACAAAACACGTTCATTGATTATAGCTCATGCTACTACAAGTACTAATACTAAAATATTAGTTCCCGAAGGTAGTGTTGACATGAAAGAATTTGAAGAAAAATGGGCACAACCTGGAGTAGCTATTCCTGTAGATATGGATGCTGGTGCTCCTATGCCTGTACAGCCAAGTCCGTTGCCTAATGAATTATATAAAAATGAGGCAGATGCTAAAAATGATATAGACCATCAATTAGGATTATATGAAATGATGATGGGTAATTCAGCAGTAGCTCCACAGACTTATAAAGCTACTGTTAGCTTAGATGAATTTGGTCAAAGAAAAATTAAATCAAAATTAGCTGATATTGAAGCTAGCTTAACGCGTGTTGGTCAAGTAGCTATACCTTTAATGCAGCAATTGTATACAGTGCAAAAAGTATTTAGAGTTGTTCAACCTAATAATGCTATGTCTGAATATGCAATTAATAAACAATTATATGATGACAAGACTAATGAAGTCAATGTTATTAATAATATTACTGTAGGAAAATATGATGTAATCGTAGTAGCAGGTTCAACCTTACCTACTAATCGTTACGCAGAGCTTGAATTTTATATGGATGCTTATCAAAAAGGACTTATTGATAGAGAAGAAGTTCTTAAGAAAACAGAAGTATTTGATATTGAGGGTGTATTAGAAAGAACCGATATTATCACTCAATTACAACAGCAAATCCAAGCACTTACAGAAGAAAATAAACAATTATCTGGCGATTTACAAACCCGAGATAGGGAATCTGTAAATCTTCGTAAACGAGTTGAAGTTGAGAAGTTCAAATCAGATATGGATAAAGTTAGCAATAAAGCGCAAGCTGCTAGCCAATTATTTGAGAAACGTCTTGATGACAACTTATCTACTGTTAAGACTGAAATCAGTCGCTCAATAAAAGATGGCTCACCTTCTGCTGGTAGAACAGAAGCAGCTAAGAATAAGGAATAGTAATGGAAAACGCAAATGTACAGGATACCCCTAACAATGCGAATACTCAGGATACTTCAAATGCTTTTGAAGCTCCTCAAGTAGATGCAACACAGGGCTCCTCAAGCGAATTGTCCGTTGATGATATAATACTAGGTGGTATAGACGAGACGGCTTCCGCTTTTGGAACACCCGATAATAACGTAGAAACAACTGTAGAGAATCAAGAACCTCTTTCGGATGCTAAGAATGACGATACTCGTTATGAGTATTGGCAGTCTCAAGCAGCTAAAAAGGATAATGAATTAGAACAACTAAAGACTCAGCAGCAGCAAATGATGGCAATGCAACAACAAATGATGCAACAGCCACAAGCGCCTGCTCAACCTGAACCTGAAGTTGATAAATTCCCTGATGCTCCAACAAGGCCTAGTAAACCACGTAATTTCTCTAGAGAAGAA